CTGATAAAGCTGTTACAAACGATAAAAATACTGTAATAACTACTATAGACCTTGGTGAAGATTTAACAGAACGTATAAAAAACGTTAAAAAGGCTATAAAAAACGAAAAAAACCCGTTTTTAAAGAAAAAAATCCAAGAAAGACTAGCTATGCTGTCAGGTAAAGTAGGTATGGTCAAAGTAGGTGCAGCATCTAAGGTAGAATTGAAAGAAAAGAAGGATAGAGTAGAAGATGCTGTATATGCTACTAAAGCAGCTTTGAAAGAAGGGATAGTTCCAGGTGGTGGTGTAGCTCTGTTAAACGCAGCTCAAAAAATAAAAGCAAATGGTTGGGGTGAAGAAATACTACTTAATGCTATTAAAGCACCTTATCAGACCATACTAGATAATGCTGGTATAATTGAAGCTGTAGAACCTACAGATGGTAAAGGAATAGACGTAACAAACGGTAATACGTGTGAGATGATTAAGCATGGTATTATAGATCCAGTACTTGTTACTAAGTCAGCACTTAAAAATGCGGTGAGTGTTGTAACTACTATTATATCTGCTGATTGTATAATTTCAAACATGAGAACAAATGAAAGCAGTTAATAATTATATAGTAGTTCAAAAAATAAAACAAGGGCCAAAAACAGTTGGTGGGCTTATACTTACAGAAGATGTAGACGTGGACAACAGGTATATAAAGGCTACTGCAATATCTGTAGGTAATCTTGTAGAAGGGATAAAAGACAATGATGTTGTCTTTTACGACAAACACGCTGGGCACGGAGTTCAATACAAAGATACTTTATACCAGGTTATTAAATCAGGTGATGTTGTATTGGTAGATTAATGAGGTTAACAGCTCAAGACTTAAGAGAAATGAACATACTTAAGTATTACAGGCTTACTAGAAAGTGGGCTTGTAAGACTTACGGTATTTTAGATGCAGACTTAGAATTATTATTTTATTTAGATTGTGAAGGAAGATTCACACGAAACGATTTCATCAACGGAGTATATACATTTTCTTGGGACAAAGCCAGATGGGATAGGCTTAGACAACAAGGATGGATAGACGTCTGGCGACACAGAAATCGTACAACTATTAAATATAGTGTGTACAAGACATCGTATCGATGCAAACAATTAATTAACCGAATATACAGAATACTATTAGGGGAGGAAGATATGCCTACGTCAGAGAGAAGTGTATTCTATAACAATAAATCATATACAGATAAAGTTTATAATAAAGCTATAGATGATATGATTAAAGACAAAAACAGATAATATTATGCCATACGCAAAAGGAAAAAGAAAAGGAACAAAATCAGGTGGAATGAAGAAAAAAAGTTGCAAAAGAGGTTGTAAGTGTAAAAAGTGTAAAAAATAATGCAAATATTCAAAGACAATAATAGTTATAATGAAAAATCAATTATAGGAGCCGTTGCGTTTGTGATAATGTGTGCGGTTATGGTACTAGACTTACTAACTGGCTGGTTAGGTAGAGACTTAGCTATAAACGAATTTGTGTATGACTCATTTGTATTAGTTGTATTAGGATGTTTTGGTATAGCTGGCCTAGAAAAATTTGCTAAAAAATAATGTTAGGTAAGTTATTTTCAGGTGGTGCTGCGGATCTTGTGAAAGGCGTAGGTAGCGTAATTGATAATTTACACACATCTGGTGAAGAGAAATTAGCTGCAGAAGCTAAAATAAAAGAATTAATAGCCAACTACGAAGTTGAAATGGAAAAGAACATTACATCTCGTTGGCAAGCAGACATGAACTCTGACTCATGGCTAAGTAAAAATGTTAGACCACTAGTGTTGATATTTTTAGTAGTATGTACGATGCTAATTATATTTATAGATGCTGGGCAAATTAAATTTAATGTTAAAGATTCGTATGTAGACCTTCTTCAACTAGTGCTTATAACTGTTATAGGTGCTTACTTTGGAGGAAGATCATTTGAAAAAAGTAAAAGGTAATGAAACTAAACTGGAAAAAATATCCTAAACAGAAAAATCTAAACGGTAGAGATACTATTATTATATCTAAACCAGACGGTTCTACTAAAAATTTACCAGTAAGCGAACTTACCTTTATTTTTAACCAAACAAGTACTTCTCATACTTGGGTTATAACACACAACTTACACAGGTACCCTTCAGTTACAGTTGTCGATACCTCTAATAATGTGGTAGAAGGAAAGGTGGTATATGACTCCGACAAAAAACTAACTATAACTTTTTTCAACGCAGGTAATACACACGCGTTTCAAGGAAAAGCATATCTTAATTAAAAACAACAAAACAAATGGCAATAGAATATTACAGTAGTATTGATCTTAAACAAAATCAAATACTAAGACCGGTAATACATAATTCAGGAACAATATCTAACGGTAGTGGTGTAAAAGGTCAATTATATGTTCATGATACTCAAAACAAATTATACTTTCACGACGGTACAAGCTTTATTGATCTTACACAACAAGGTGATATAACTGGTATTACTGCTGGTGATGGTTTAGGAGGTTCAAATTTAACAGGACCAGTACCAACACTATCGGTGAACGTTGATGATTCATCAATTGAAATAAACTCAGATACTCTTAGGGTTAAGGCTGGTGGTATTACAAGTGCCATGTTGTCTGGTTCTATTGCTGTTGGTAAATTAGCTGCTAGCACTATAACAATTTCTGACGGTAGTCAAAGTGAAGCGCTAAGTCTAGGTGACACTGTAACCATCACGGGTACTGCACCTATTGGTTTTGCGAAAGAAGGTACTGATGCTTTTGCTATAAGTGCTACAAATGCCACCACATCTGCTGTTGGTGTTGCTAAGTTTAACAGTAGTGACTTTGCTGTTAGTGGTGCGGGTGATGTTACTATAAAATCTGGTGGTGTAAGCAACACTCAGTTAGCTGGTGGAATTGCAAATGCTAAATTATCTAATAGCGCTATAATTATTGGTGGTACAACTACTGCTTTAGGTGGTACAATTACAGCTTTAACAGCTTTAACTGATCTTGATCTTACCGCTGGTAATAAAACAATATTTGACACTGTTGGTTCTAACACTCTTACAATGGGTGCTGCTGGAACAACAATAGCAATACCTGGTAATTTAACTGTTACTGGTACTACTACTTATAAAAACGAAACAATACAAGTTGTTGCTGATAATAGTTTAGCGTTTAGAGCTGGTGATGGAAACAGTCATGAAATAATTCTTACAGCTGAAGATGCTACATCTGACAAAACAATTACCCTACCAAATACTAGTGGTACCGTGGCTTTAACGTCTCAAATTACAGGTTCAAACACTGGTACAAACACGGGTGATGTAACTCTTGGTGGTTCTTTAGACTACTTAACTATTAGTAATCAGGTAATAACAAGAAACGCTATTAATTTAACAACAGATGTTACTGGTGTTTTACCAGCTGCTAACTTACCAGATGCAGCAGATAACGCGCAAGGTGTTGTTGAATTAGCATCAGCTACTGAAGCTAAAAACGGTTCTGGTACCGCAAAGGTTATAGACGCATCACAATTAGGTGCTAGATCTGTAATAGCAACAATTAGCAAAGCATCTGTTAATGCTGCAACAAATAAAAGAGCTACAATAACACATTCTTTAGGTACTAAAGATATTATTATTGAAATGTATGACACAGATACAAACGCCACTGTGCATGCTGAGGTAACTAGAACTAGCAATGGTAGTACAGGTGACGATAACAAAATTACAGTTGATTTTGGAACTGCTATTGAAAACGATATTAAAGTTGTAATTACTAGCAACAAAGGTGGTACTGGTGTAACGCCAACATACGCATAACACGTATAACAATTAAATAAATTTAAATGGGACAAAAGTTTCTAAGTGATGTAATAGTAGAGGGTAGTAGTAAGCTTGGGGTTGGAACAGCAACCCCGAGTGATAAATTACACGTGCAAGACGGTTATGTTAAAGTTGCATATACTGGTGGAGCTGCTTTTAAACTAGTACCCCATTCAAGTAATGATGGTTATGGTTTTTATGATGTAACAAACACTAACTATGACATGTGGTTTGACGGCGGTCTAGTTGGTATAGGCACTACGAGCCCGAGTCAAAAACTAACAGTAGAAGGTAATATAGAATTAGGAACTGGTGGTTATATTTATGGAGACACAACCACTCCTTATTTAAGATTAAGCCATGCTGTTGGTTCGTTGCTAGGTTATTCTAATGCCTATATAGGTTTAGGTCCTTCTTTTGTATATAACGTAGGAGGTTCTGAAAAGTTTAGAATACAATCATCAACCGGTAACGTTGGTATAGGAACGAACAGCCCTCAAAGAGAATTGCATATTCACGCATCAAATTACACTGATCTTCAGTTAACAAATGATACTACTGGGGCTGGAGCAGGTGATGGGTCTACAATATCAGCGTCAGGTAGCGACCTTTACATAAATAACAAGGAATCAGGTAGTTTGATACTATCTACTAATAATACTACAGCCCTTACAGTTGATAGTTCACAAAACGCAACTTTTGCAGGAACTATAGATTTTTCTAACAACAAAGGTTTAACCTGGGGTGGCTCACACACTGTTAGAGTTGAAAGTAATGTTTTAAAAATGGCTGCTTCTGGTGGTATACAATTACAGAGCGATACAACTTTTACAGGTGATGTACATGTAAATAACACCACTGGTTTTAGTATAGATTCTGAAAGAGGTATTCAAGATGGTGGTAGAAATGGTTGGGCACACTACTACGGTGCG